GCTGGGCATAATGGTGAGTTTAATGAAATCATGTGGTTCTATCCTAGAACAGGATCAGACACAATTAATGCTATAGTCGCTTACAACTATTTGGAACAAACTTGGTGGACGGGAACTTTAGATAGAACGACTTGGATTGATAGAGAAGTATATGATAATCCAGTTGCCTCAGACTACTTACCGACGACTACAGCTAATAATGAAACAATTTCTGGTTTAACAGACGGTGCAACTCAAATGTTTTTACATGAAACAGGTAATGATGCAGATGGAGCAGCTATGACTGCTTTTGTTAAATCAGGTTCTGTAGAAATAGGTGAGGGTAATGATATTCTTATGGTACAAAAACTTATTCCTGATGTACAAAATCAAGCAGGAACATTAAACATGAACCTAGAATTCAAATATTATCCAAACAATACCACAAGTGTTACAAAAACTGCTACTTTTACTGATGCTACAGAGTTTGTTAGTTTAAGAGGTAGAGGCAGAGAATTTACTGTTAATGTTGTTTCCAATACTACAGGAACAGCTTGGAGATTAGGCACGCAACGTTTTGATATACAACCTGATGGTAGAAGATAATGAATCCTTTTCAAATACTACAAGATTGGAAATCTAAACCATACAGAAAAACAAACTATGAAAACATACACGCTTTTTACGACGATCAAAAATATATTAGAATGAAACCTAAATCTGGAATATCTTTAACTTCAGGCTTTTTACATTTAATATTAAAACATCCTAAAGAATATGTGCATCAAAATATTAAACTAGAAAGTGAGGTTACCTTGAGAAATGACACACATAATGTATTGTATTATACATTGATCGAATCATTATTATTCAATGATGAAAAAGAATACAAATTACATGTTAAAAATGGTACACTTGGGAAAGAAGAAAATTGGCAAAATTAACTTTACAAAGATTTCCAGATCCAAGACCAGAGTATGATGCTCAACAGTCTGCTGAACTTATAAGACAATTAGAAGAAATGATACAACAGTTGAACACTCAATATACACAAGACACGCAGGAGGAGTCCACAAGAAGATCGTGGTTTTTTAGTTAATGGCTGATGTTTTTAAAAGATTTATTGCAAACTTAACAACCACAGATTTAACGACTGTCTTTGAAGTGCCTACTGCAAATGTTGCAGCGACACCACCTGTGCCAGTATCTACGTTTATAGTCAAAACTATCAATACTCACAATTATGACGGATCAAGTGCAGTTACTGTTAATGTTGATCACAATAATGGTAGTTCAGACTTTCAAGTATTTCAAGTTGATGTATCTGCGTCTGATACAAATACAATAAGTACAAGTATGGTTTATCAAGAAGGAGATAAAATGAAATTACAAGCAAACGCTGCCTCAAGAGCAGTGGTTGAAGTATCTGTATTAGAGGTCAAGCAACAGCAATAATGTATTTATTTACATAATGATTTTACCTAATGACTTTTGGTTTTTTGAAAGTGCTCTTAATGAGAAACAATGTAATGAAATACTTGAACTAAAAGAAAAAAACAAATTTCAAGAAGGAGTTGTTGGAGAAAAAGATGAGATAAAAAAATCTAAAAGAACATCTAATATCTTTTGGACATCCGAATCTTTTATCTATGAATACATAAGACCTTATGTCGATGCTGCTAATAAAAATGCAGGTTGGAATTTTGATTACGATCATGGAGAAGCTGCTCAATTTACTGAATACGGAGAAGGACAATACTTTCATTGGCATACAGATGCTTTTGCTCGGCCTTGGAATAAACCAGAATATCCATCTGTTCATGGTAAAATAAGAAAACTTTCTGTAACAGTTACTCTTTCTGAGCCTGAGAACTATGAAGGAGGCAACTTAGAACTTGCTCATTTAAATCCTGAAGAAGAAAATAAAATTTTTACAAGAGAAGAGTTTAGAAAAAAAGGAAGTATTATAGTTTTTCCCTCTTTTGTTTGGCATAGAATTACTCCTATCACAAAAGGAATTAGAAACTCTTTAGTTATATGGTGGTTAGGACAA